TGACGAGTGTTTTTCCCACAAGCAATTGTGGTACATGTGCATTTTATTATGCAGCCCCGCTGTGACGACAATAACAATAGGGGTCCTAGGCGAAATGTCCTAGTGGGGTGAAAGGCCCGACGTTGAATTGTACATATATATGTGGTCTTTTCATACGAGCATTGACCATGCTCATACATATCATGCCAACATTGGCCCCAATACATATTGGGATTTTAACTATAATCATGCCTAAAAATAAGAATATTAATAACAAGTCTAAGGGGAAACCGAAAGGAAAGTCCCCAAAGAAATCATCCTCAAATCGCCCGCAACCTTCGAGTTTGCCAGGAATGTCTATGTGTGCTGCAAAGTATGCTATAGCATGCGTTAATCCCTGGTCTCCATCAGCTCAAGGTGCTTGCGTACCCTCCGCCCCTGCACGTCCGTCTCACAAAGTCACTGCTTACGTCCGTGGTACCGCTACCATTGGCCAAAATGGTGTTGGTTTTGTAGCTGTTGCTCCAGCTTTATCCAATGATTCCGGAACTGTTTGGTACACCACTGGCGACTTCCTAGGTAATTCTATTACTGCAGTGATACCTGGTGCTACAGGTGTCATTCCCGCTGCTCATAATGGAGTTTATTCCGCCTCCCAACTTGACTCTGAAGATGCTGAAGGCCTCGTTGATGCCACAGGCCGTATGGTTAGCGTCGGCTTGAGTTTGCAGTACACAGGTACTGAACTCGATCTTGGCGGCTCTTTGTCTTGCTTCACTGACCCTGATCATCAATCAATCAACACATTTACTAGTACCGATTTTGACTCTCGCATTCAAACTGATTATTCAGTTGCCAGTTCATCTCGCACTAAGTGTTGGTTGCTTGCACATGGTCAGACTCCTCATGAGCTTGATTACACTGAGTCGGCAAATGACGAATCTCCAGCGATCACTTCTATCCGCCGTATCTATCCCTTTTCAGATGGCAAGCCTTTGGGTTTCGACAATGCTGACGAGTTAAGAACAGGCGCAGTCATAATGGGTTCACTCATCACTGGCACACCCCTTTCAACTTACAGGTTTGAGGTGGTGTACCACATGGAGTTTATTGGGCGAGTAACCCAGACCAATCAAACACCTGGTTTTGCAGATGTAGATGGTTTGGGTCTTTGCCAGTCTGCTCTTGGTAACTTGCCTGCTGCTAAGGTAGCATCTCCACGCAAGTCTATGTCAGTTTTGATGAAACAGGAACTTGTTCGTGCCGCAAGGCTTCTCGGGCCTGCCGCAGTAAAGGTTGGCGCTTCATTGCTAGCCGCTGCACTTTGACTCTTACTGAGTCTTAGTCCATTGCACTTAATTGTGCTTCCCAGTTTTTAATTGATTTTTCACAAAAATCTTTTCACGTGACATTGTCACCCACTACATCAGTGGATTTTGTTTTCTTATTGTTTTTTCATTATGCCGTTCAAGAAGCACATTGGTGCTGCTAGATCAGAAAAATTGTTTAAGCAAACTGGTATTGTAACCTCAACAGGTGCTCCTAAACCAGTTAAGAAGAAAATAGAAAAAACAGGAGATTCCTCAAATCGCGATAAGCTTAATCGCGTTGAAATAGAAAAGAAAAAAGGTCAGGTTGGCAAAATGCATTTTGGTAAGATGCATGATGATCCAGCTAAAGGCATTAAAGCAATGCTGCATGGCCATCAAATGGATAAGAAGATCGCAGCGCTCTCTGGCGCTAAGGTCAAGCCATTACGCAACGTCGGGCAAATGAAAGAAGCTTCTGAGGAAATTCATTATTTTGCATCCCTTACCACAACTCTTGGCACTTTGGCCATGACCATTACATTTTTATCCCATTTTCTATTCGATGGGTTTTCATTCATGGACATGACTAAAGTTGCACGTGATGGGGAAACTGCTATAGTGCAGTTTCTTATGGATAAATTCATGGAGATGTTTTATCCTAGACACGCCACCACCACGTCGGCGTTGAGTGCTCACATACGTTTGTTAGATCAAGATCCTAAATTTTGGCAAGCATTTGTTAAAGCATTTGGCACTTTCATGGTTCCGCGCGGGCGCCGTAATGTGAACCATGTAATTTTGGTTTTACATAGGGTGCCCATGGCACAGTTACAACCATCAGGTGAATCTTTTTTACGGAAGATGTTTAAAGACAAGAGAATTCCGGAACCACAGTCAGTTTATTCATACATGCCCATCACAGTTGTGCGATCCAATCGCTTAGCTGGTGAATGTGTTTTGAATGGTAACAATGGTTCTTGGACAGGGTCTGACGATGTGAACTCCAGCGGTGAGAGTATAAACAAGCCGCGCCAGTGCCAAACTCCGCAAACATTGCCTTGGTTTACTGGTTCTCCCATGGAACATGATGACTTTGAAATTTACAGTTTTGAAGCTCGTGTCCCTATGGATGTAGAGCCAATTAATCTTAAACGCAAACGCGATTGTTTTGAATCTGTGTCTAAAACATTGTGGCTACCTTTACAAAAACACCGCAAGGTGTATCATGAAGGTTATCTCAGTGGTGATTACATAGATTCTACCGGCACACCATCCTGGATCCAACCGAGGAAATACCATAGTGTTTTAAATGGTAATAATGGATCCTGGACAGGCAGTGATGATGTGGAAACTGCACTCTCCGATAAATTGCAGCGAGCCAGACGACAATACTATAACCGTGTCAATAATCGTAGACCTATGGATGAAAATCTTAGAGCTGCTGATGGCGATATGGAGTTACGAGTAGCTGGTAAGCCTAAAATCAGAGCTGAAGTTCCAAAAAATTTTGCCTATTATCGTGCATTGGCTTCCCAAAATGACAAGGATGACAGTGATTCCGACCTCCCCGATTTAGATCATGATTCAGATGATGAAAGTGAAGATGAATTGGAGGTACGGTGTAATCCTGTGGATTTAACGGGTGAATTTCTTGTCAAAGGAGCCAATAACGTGGGGTGGGATGGTAAACACTGCTATCATTTCAACGGTGATTTCTTCACATCACGTGAAGGTGTCATCAAGCGATCCATCGATGAGGGTGTACATTTACAACATTGTATAAAGGTTGGTACTGGATTTTTCACTGTTTCAGATGATGAGACAAAGGGAACTCCAATTATCACTAGTCCATGTTGTGCTCTGATTTATCTTCCAGAGTATTGTCATCTTGGTGAATCACATAACGCCGAACATTACGATGTTTTTTGGCCGTTGTTGAAAGTCTTAGAGTCGAAATTCCCCACGAATGCGGTTAAAAATCACACACGCCAAGCAGCCCATGCTGCTGGTGAACGTGAATTCCTTAACGTCGGTCTTCCACCAGGTTTGCTTAATTCAACTGTTAGGTATTTTTGCGCGAATAAAACGCACATGCTTACCGAACAGCTGAAGAACACACCTAGTTATGCACCACCCGATTGTGAGAACGAGAACGCTTATTATTGCCACAGTGTAGGAGTCACTGTGGATCATTGTGGAGTATTTAAACAAGTCAGTGTGTCTTGTGATATTCCATCTAATTATGATGTCAATGGTATTTTCTCTGTTTCCATTAAAGGTGGCGTGTGTTTGGTTGATCGACACTTGGGAGTGTTGAATGAAGAAACATTGGTTAGACCTGTGTTTGACACTCCTGAGAACCTCACCCCTAAATTCTATCACACCCGGATGTTTCGGCTTGTTGGTACAGGTACTGAACCTTTCCTACTTTATGACGTTAACGGGGCGAATGCGGGTAAAGCTCTCAAAAGATGTTTAGCTAAGCGTGACCATGAAGCACTGTTCACACAGTGTCAATACAGATTTGGGCACGCTTTGGCTTTGGGAAGTTCTCCAGACATCTTAACAGCAATGAGAGTGAGGTGCGGGGCTGACTATGTTCGTGTAGGACATGGTAATGATTATCACAACGTGCCAATTTCGGATGACAATAACATGTTACACGAGTTGGAAATTATTTGTCCGTCCATTCCACGGAACATTTTAGAACGTCAGTATGGTCACAGCCCACAGCAGATGATTGGATACACTCAGGATCTAACCGATTGTCACAAACGAGACCTACTTCGTCACACTATCGACAAATTGCTAACCACCAAAAATTGGTTGTTTTATGTTGGTTATGACGCTTATCTCACCCACTTGGAACCTATTCTTTTTCGCCAAAATTTGGCTGACATGCCACACGTTAAGAAGCAGTTGCGAATTGCTTACATAAACGGTGCTCAGATACATGACACGGATGAACTTCTTGTGTCTGAGCTTTCTGGACAGGTCAAAAAGGAATTAGCTAAATTCGGCAAAGTACCAAGACTTTTTGTTTCGTACGGTGCTGGTAGCATGTATGCTGGCCACTTGCCTGAATATTCCAAATTGGCCATTGACGGTCACCATTTCCATCAGATTGGTGAGCTTTTTGTAGATATCTACATTATAGGCAAACCACGTTCTGACATGTTTGATGCAGCTTTTCAGACTATTCGTGATGCAGTCACTTCAACTAATTATTTGTTTGTAGTGTTGTATAGCGACGATTCTGTTTATGCTGGGAACATCAATGGTGTTCCTTTCATGCTCAATGTGGACATATCTAGTTGTGATGCTGGTCAGAGATGGCCCATCTTCCTTGCCGTTCACAACGGCATGGCGCAGACTTGTCCAATGTTGTCACGAGGCCTCATCAAGCAATGCACTTTGCCTCTTAAAGTCAAGAACCCTAGCAACCCGTCAGAAAGTCTCACGATTAAATTCGATGGACCATATGAAGGGTCGGGTACTGTGCTTACAACTCTTTTGAATCATTATGGTTCTTATTTGATCGCTAGAAATGCTGCTTCTAGTCTCTCATTGTGTTTGCCTAACATAACTGAGATCGACACCATCACGGATTGTATTCGTCTTGGCGCTGCATGTGCTGGTCATAAGATCACAATTGAGGACTGTGAGGGTTGTTTTGAGAAGGTGCAACTCCTTAAGCATTCTATGATGCTGACGGAGGATGGAAGGTGGACGTATGGTATCAATTATGGTACTATAATGCGCGGTTTGGGTTCAGTGGAGGGAGATATGACACACGATCAGTTGGGTATGAACTATTCTCAGTTCAAGACGACCAACTGGTCGGAACGTCTCGATCGTTTCACAGGTGTAGTAATTCAAGGGCTCAAACATGAGCCCAGTTCTGTCATAATGGATGCTCTACGTGAGCGTTTTTGCAATGTCATTGATGAGTCCGCAGCCACTAGAGGGCAGCGAGAACTTTTGCGTAAGCATGGTTTATACGATCAAGATGGTGAGCCCGTGAGGTCTTCATTGTACGTGACGGATGAGAGTTTATGCGCCAGGTACGGATGTACAGTCGATGACTTGCACAACTTAGCCAACACAATTAAAGGTATCAAGCTTGGTATGGATTACATTGATCCAGCTGTAGCTACCTTTTTTCAGGTTGATTATGGTGCTCCTGTCATCGTCTAGTGCGTCCGTGTGTGAATTTTTGTGTATATTGTAAATAATGTGCGTCTTATATATATGTATAAAAATAAAAATTATAAATAAATAAATAAATAATAATAATAAAAATTGTAAATTTGTAAATATGTGTGTTGTCTGTGGTCTAGTCTACCGGAAATGACTGCAACCTATCAAAATCTATATAGGTTGAACTTAGTTAAAAATGCTGTCAGTTGGTTTCTCATTAGGTG